GATAAATATTCTTATGTAATAGTAAATGGCGTATCAGCTTCAGCCTGGCCTTTCTAGAGTCCAAAACAAGGGTGCTATCCCTCCCGTCAAGGCGACTGACGAGATTTTCGTCTATCCCCAGCCCAGTAGTATCAACTGCGGTAGCTGCCGTCCCAATACCATGCTGTATGGAACTGCTCCTTATATGGCGGGTAAGGGTTCCCCAGCCCAACACATAGATACGAGTGATCAACTCCGCCCTCAATCTACATCCCGTTTCAACAAGCACGTCGTCCAAACCTACGAGCGTAATCTCTTCCCACTTTCGAACATGGAATGTAAGGTTCCTCTGCGTACCATGAGGTATGAGCCCGCGAGCACCCGCGCCGAGCTCCAGAATGGTCTCTTTCAGCAAAGGTACGCTAATAAAAATGTCGGTAAGAAGTAAGAATGGCTGATCCCATTTCGCTCATGGCTGTGGCCGGTCTCATTTATGCTGGTCGAACTTTGAGTACCAAGTCTAATCCACCTCCTCCCCCAGCACCTGTGAAGGAGGTTGAAAATCGGGTAGTCAAAGCTCCTATCGAAGTAAATAACGATAATTTTGAACCTCTTATTAGCATTCCTCAAAAGAGGGAAATGGAGAATCTCGCTGATATCACTGTTCAAGAGAGAAGTGGTGGCCAGGAGATTCTAAACATGCGCAACCGTATGTATGATACCGGTCGTATGAATAACCTCTCCCCCGTCGAGAAGCAGCTTGTTGGTCCAGGTCTCGGTGTCAATGCCGATGTCCCAGCCACTGGCGGTTATCAGCAAATGTTCAGGGTCAATCCAATTAATGTGGGTGAATACAGGCTTACAACTCTACCCGGTAGAGCTGGTCCAGCCAAGGACATTACCGGTGGTCGTTCAGCTGTCGTGGGTCAGCTTACACATAACAAACCTGAGACCACTGCACACCTTCCCTCTCGTCTCCCCACGATGCCTGGTCGTGCTCAAGGTATGTCTGGTGTAGTTCCCAGAAACGAGCATGAGAAGACCAAGAGAACTACCAATCGATCCGAGACGGGTCTTCGTAATGATGGTCTCGGTTTTAATGGTGCGAAGCGTTTCATCTCTGCCCAGACTATGTCTCAGGATCCCACCCGCTTCAAGAGTGACCGCAACGATGCCCAATATAACTATTACAACCAACCAGCTCCTGGTATCACCAATTTCCGTGGTGCATACACCAACAGTGCTGCTGTGCAGGTGGCTGACAAGACCAACGAAGAGTTGATGAAGTATGGATTCCGCCCCGAGGATCGTCGTGGTAAGCCTAACCGCATGGGTAACCCCGGTCGCATGAATGTTCGTGAGAATGCCCTCAAACAGGGTGGCCGTCTCACCACCGTTCGCTCTGACACGACACGGGTTGATGGTCGTGTCAATGCACCCAATGGTGGATGGACGCAGCAGTATCAGCAGAAGGCGTTCCACCAATTCAATGCCTATAAGGGTAATGCGAATCCCCATTGTGCTACACTGGATATAGCGAAGAACCAGCTCCAGAACAATCCTCTTGCACACAGCCTTTCGCAATAATCGTCCTAAATATTATAAAAAAACAGTCATTAAAATATTGTGCCTATATTTTAATGAAGGTTCATAACCTTACAATTGACAGTAGTCAGCGTGATACGGGTATTTATCAGTACGCGAACAACTATGTCATCACCCTAGAAAACCCAATTTATGATGTATCGGAGATTAGATTAGTGTCAGGGTGTATTCCTATACCTTTCACACCGGTTCCCAGATCCTTGATTTTGAGATTGTCTTCTGGGTCTGACGAATTTAATCAAAGTGTTTATGTAAATACACCCTATTATACCGGGCACATCATAGTTGGTGAACGAAACTCAGTAAATAATAAAATCATAAACGGTTCAGATGACCCATTTATTCACCGGTTTCATTCCGGACCACAGAAAAGTATAAAAGAACTTACAGTCGAAATTTTATACATGAGTGGTGGAAATATTGTCCCATATCCTGTTGGAAATACCGACCACACACTGAAATTTGAACTAACATGTTCAACCGATAAACTCGAGGGACTTCCAAAGATTTCACTAGAGGAAATATCAGATACTGAGGAAGAAGAGGAAGAAACTATAAAGATTCCTGATCTGAAGAATCTTTATAATTGGGAATGGGAAATCGTAATGATTGCCACTATAGGAATATTTCTAATGTTCTTGATGTCCGGAAAACCAGTCAGATCTTAGCGGGTGATCGCGAAGATGGGCTGAGCGGGCTTCTTGACCTGGCTGTTGATACGGGAAATGATCATGAAGACAATCACGGAAAGGAGAGAAGTGAGAAGGGCGGTGAGGGCATACTGAGAGCCACCGTTCTTGGGGACACGCACGATCTGGGTAATGGCCCAGCGGATGAAATCCATCCAGGACATGGCGGCGGCGAAGGAGAAACCACCAACGATAGAGTTGAGGGTCTGGGTTTGGAGCTCCTGGGTGACGATATCGACGGTCTTGAGGGCCTCGGAAACGGCGGACATTGTATATAATACCATAGGAAAATTATTCTGGTAACAGTTCCTCCTTCTCGACTATTTTTTTGAACTTTTTCTTTCTGATGGTTTTTGTTTTTGAAAATATCTGTTCATCGTCAGATGAATCATCACTAGAGCTACTGGTCCCAGAGTCATATACTTTAAATTTTGTGCTGGAGAAGGACCATCCCTCAGGCTCCGAGGTGCTCATTACTATTAATAGCATTTTTTAACATCTCTTCTACCGGACTTTGAGGTTCCCAACTGTCCCATCGATCATACGCCTGGTTCATGAGAATGAATCGTTCGTCATCCCCTGAGTACCTCACAAAGTCTGGAAGATTCTCATCATCTTCTTCCTCCTCTTCCTCTTCTTCGTCCGACACTTCTTCATCGTAAATTTCTGGCATGATTGATCCAATCGTCTGACCAACTGTGTACATTGCACAATACTTCATCGCATATTCCAAATCTTCTGGAAGGAGAATGTCTCTTCCACATGCTTTGGAATATTCCGCTGCGAGAATCATACTCTGTTCCATCACGGGAGTCATGATGTCGATCATACTTTTCATGTACTGATCCACCATTCCCGACGTATCACCATTGAACCCCGTTTGCATGTTCATGTTTATCTTTAATTTTTGAATTCAAAAGATTTCACTTAGGAAAACGTGAGTAAAATTTTGCTAAATAAAACGAGATATTACAGTAGAATGAACCTTCAGTTGAGGAAATTCAAACCCGAGACAATGACAGATGACAGGGTGTGTGTTTTCATAGGCAAGCGTAATACAGGTAAGTCTACGCTAGTGAAAGATATCATGTTTCATAAAAAACACCTTCCAGCAGGAATTGTTCTTTCAGGAACTGAGGAAGGTAACCATTTTTATTCGGAGTTCATTCCTGATTTATTCGTCTATGGTGATTATGATCGCGATGCGATAGAGAGGGTGATGGCGAGACAACGAAAACTTGTGGGTGCAGGTAAAACAAATTGTGGTGCTTTCATGCTCCTGGATGATTGTATGTATGATTCAAAGTTTCTCAAGGACACGTGTATTCGACAATGTTTCATGAACGGTCGTCACTGGAAGATTTTCTTCATGCTCACGATGCAGTACGTGATGGATTTACCTCCAGCACTTCGTGCAAACGTCGATTATGTTTTCATCCTCAGAGAGAACATTATTCAAAATCGAGAAAAGTTGTACAAATCGTTCTTTGGTATCTTTCCCTCGTTTGATATGTTTTGTAAAGTGATGGACGCCTGCACCGAAAATTATGAATGTCTCGTGTTAGACAATACAGTAAAGTCTAACAAGATTCAGGATTGTGTGTTTTGGTACAAGGCTACGATCAGGAAAAACTTCAGGGTCGGTAGCCCGGACTTATGGAGACTTCACAAGAAGATGTACAACCCTAAACATTTACAACAGAGAGAGGATGACGCTAAAAAGGCGACAAAGAAGACAAATCTCAAGATCACCAAGACGAAATAGCATCTGCGTCTTACACCGTGACCAAAAACATATAGTTATATTAAATGGCTTCAGATCAAGTGAATACCATGAATCTCGCCGATGATGGTGATGGTATGGTCCCCCTTAATGATAATCCATCCGTGGCTTTTACACCTGAAAAAAATATGAGACAAAGTAAAGAGACGACAATGGATTCTACTCCCATTAACGATATCATGATGGAACCCCCTATGATGACCGATGAGCCCCGGATGCAGGGTATGATGCCCCAGATGACCGCTCCCCAGCCTCAGGCCGCTTATCCCACCCCCCAGGTGGCTCCTCAGCCCGAGAAGAAGAACCCTCTCAACCTCACTGACGAGCAGCTCACCGCCCTTGTCGTCGCGGCATGCACTGCCATTGCCGTGAGCAAGCCTGTCCAGGACCGTCTCGTGACCTCTATCCCCAAGTTCCTTAACGAACAGGGGGGTAGAAGTGTTGTTGGTCTTGCCGCTACCGGTGCCGTAGCCGCCATTGTTTTCTACATCGCGAAGGACTACATCGTCAAGCCTTAAACGGTTGGTGTTTCCCACCCCATATTGCTATAAATCGATGTATCGATACCCATAAAATATGTCACGAGGGCACCCGCCGTGAATGTCCCCACTAGCAAGGCACTCATCTTAAGTTTCTTGCTTTTGTCGGTGACGGGGTCCTTGATAGCCTCCTTAGTATCCTTGAATACCATGTTCAGCAGGTAAGTAAGTATGAAAGCAATCACAGTGGAGGCTAGGAAAAACACGCGATCCACAGCGAGTCGAGGAATGTTTCCAACCATGAGACGAAGCATATTAGGAATGACGAGGGTCATCCAGATGATGTTCACATAGTAATTGTTAGAAAGATTTGGTACAATAGACATGGCATAAATAACCATCCAGTACGCGATCGCTATGAGTAAAACATTAACGGGTGTTTTCATTTGATAGATGCATAGATTATTTATCCTGGACGTGCTCACCACAAAATTCTGTCTTCTCGGGAATTTTTTCATAAATACCAAGATCGATACAGATGTCACGAAGCTCTATGTAATTTTCCCAAAATTTCCTAGAATGTTCATATTCATCGACCGTGCAATGAGCGAGTTCATGGATGAGCACATGAAAAATCTCATTAGGTTCTCCATCTAAACACACAGCAATCTCACCTCCTTTATTGGTGTTGTAGCCAACAGAACCATTCATTTTCATCATACCCGTGATTGGGATGCATCTAATTAAAACACTAAACTTTTCATGATTCGTCTCGTCTAGGTGCTCACGAAGTATGCGATACTTTTCTTTTACCTCAACCAATTTAGGATTTTCTCTGGTCTGGTAAAGTATCCATAGATTCACTATGAAAAGTACAACGAATGCGATCATCTGTTATAAACAAAGATAAATTTACTATACAATTCTGAGATTGGATTTCCTGAAAGTCCTTCCCAAAGTTGTAAGCTAAACCCCATATCTTCTAAATGTGTCACCAACTGATCTTTGTAGGCAACAGGCTCCGACTTAGGTCCATCTGCATAATAGGGTGTGTCTGAGAGATGAACAAATAATTTTTCCCCAAACCCACCATTCCCAGGTTCTTTCAGTTTAAAAAAATTATCCATATCATCTTGTAACGGTGTCTTGAATATAATTTTTTCAGAGTCTGGAATAATACCAATGAGATGACCACCCGGTTTTATTCGTTTTTTAATCTCTCTCAATGAACTCATAAAAAGTGCTTTCGTTGCGAAGATGTAATGGAGTGAAAAGTTAAAACAGATGACATCAAACTTTCGATTGGGGCAGTTGTGAATATCTCCCTCATAAAAATTTACACGCATGTGCATATTCTTTGCTCTCGATTTAGCCTCCTCGAGAGCGCTTGGCTCCGGATCACACATGTTTATATTTACCCCACACTTGTGCCATTTCTGAAGGTCTCCACCAAAACCACAACCAACATCGAGAATGTGCTGTCCTTTATGTGCAACAGATTGAATCAATACTCTCTTCGCCTCATTGTGATTCTTGCGAATCTCTTCCATATTCATACTATTTTTCAAAGTTTTAAATCACTTAGGACTGCATTCGCCAATTGTCTTTGACCAATCTTGAATCTTCCGGCGTACATATAATTTTTCTTAAATTCATGACTGTTTAAATATTCGACTATAGGATCTAAATCTACATCAATGACTGGAATTAGACACAATAATTTCCCACCAAAGTATGATACAGTTCCTTTAAACGCAACCCTGTTGTTCCTCGTAAGATTTCTCACATAGATACATGGTTTGTTTTCGTGTTCCTCGATTGTTTTTATATTCCTAGGGGCACCCCATTCAAACCAATTATCCTCATTGAATTTTTTTATTCTTCTGCTCATGAGCTGAACCTTATTTTTCTCGAGGTGATCGTTTATTTTATCATTATCTGTCGGAAATGTAGTCGTAAATATAAACGTATCTTTCTCATTCTCATCGACAAGAATATCTACATTACCGAATGGAACCTTATATACATCATCTTTTCCGGAAACGAGGCCAACATACACATTAAATACATTTGAAACCGTGTCACCATGTACAGGATCGTCACTAAACGTCACGATACCATCGACGATGTTACAACACTTTGTTTCTTCATTTACTCGTACCGTCTGTGTGAATATCCCTTTCTGATATCTAAACACAACTACATCTACACTCGCAGAATCGAATAACTTTTCATCATGTGGAAATAAAAAGTGGGTAAATGAACCATGCTTGACCATTTCAGAAATGATTTTTGAAGCACTCGTCAATTTTATAAAGTCTGAAGGAACGATGAATATCAACTCACCTCTATCATCTAGAAGATTGTAGCACTTTTTAATGAAGTGAAGATATAGATTTCCATTCGATTGTTGAACATATGGGGGATTTCCGATAATTGTTTTAAATTTTTTATCAAACTCAACTGTCATGAAATCATCGTAATTGATAGATTGAGAGTTATTAAACTCGATACACTGTTCAATAGTTGAATCAATTTCAAAACACTCCATTGGATATTCCGAATCATGTTCTTTAAATTTTTTTAGGAGATGTCCCGCCCCAAAAGACGGTTCGAGAAGAGGCGCACCCAGGTGCTCCACGTGATCAAATACATACTGTTGCAGTCCATCATTGATCGTGAAGAATTGCCCCAGTTCCTTGATCATTACTCTTCAAAGCTTCATAAACTTTAAGTGGCTCCGCCCACTTGTGAAAGAGTTCAATCATCTTTTTGGTGACAAGCTCTCTGTATTCTTCATTTGTTCTTTGAACATGACCAGATGGCCATGTGATCTGGATTCCATTCGAGGGATTGATCTTGATGTGTTGATCAGGGATCTCGTCGAAATTCCCAACCCACACGCGCCGAGAATTCTTTCCGATGATAATCAACCCGTATTTTTTCAAAGGCTTGTCGAATGGAGTATTAACCAATGCCTTTGAAATGCCTACACGGTTATTACATTTAGGATCATCCATGATATATTTGATGAAATGTGTAGATCCAACTAAGTTATTCGCCTGTTCTGGGCGGTCTTCTACTACTTTAATGTTCATAGGTAGGTCTTTAATCCATATATCACCTATGGATCGATCCCTTCCTTCTGTTAAAACGCCCGGAAAGGTCTTGATAAGATAATCCGATATGACCTTCTCATCTAGTCGAGAGTTATCACGGCCATCAGAATGATGTGTGTTTAAAATAAATGAATGCGACATCAAACTCTTCTCTATGAGCGAATAAACAGTCCTCGTATCTCGCACTAACCATAGAAGTTCAAAGTACGACCACGTGACTTTGTCTTTCATTTGCTATTCATGACCACTATCTTTTAATTTACATTATCATATTTCCATGGCTTAAAGTTTAGGAACTACAGAAAGATATAATGTCTCTCGAAACTGATTACACTACCGTCCCCGGTCAGGTCTTCGCGTGCCTCTCTGTCATTGGTCCCGAGGCTCCTCAGAAGAATGATAAGTTTGGCATTAAGATTCGTGGTGCTTTCGCGACCCGCGACGAGGCCGCTAACCACGCTAAGCGTCTTCAGAAGGAGGATCCCACCTTCGATATCTATGTCGTCGATATGTACAAGTGGCTTCTAATTCCTCCCGATCCCACAAAGATCGAGGACGTTCATTACACCAATGAGAAGCTTGAAGAGATTATGGTTGGTTACAAGGAGAACCAGGCTCAGGCTGCCCGGATGTTCCAAGAGCGTAAGGCAGCGATGACTGCTGGTACCAACCATTACACCCCTGGTGATGAGAATTCCAAATTCTACACTAAACCCGATGAGGCTCCGGTCTCTCACCCCGCGGAAGTTCTCGAGCGTCTCAAGAAGGAGAAGCCGGACACGCCCATGGAGGAACTCGTTAAGGAGGCCGACGCCATCGTCGCCGCCGAGGTCGAAGAGCGCCGTAAGCAGCGTGAGGCCGAGGCAGAGGCTGCCACATCGACTGATGGTAAGCTTGAGGAGGTGAAGGAGGAGGGTGAGCCCGAAGTTGAGTCCAACCCTCAATAATTGAAGATCATATCATAAAAAATATCCATATACAATAAACAAAATGTTCAAGATTATTGTCACAATAATTTTGGTAAGTGCATTCTTTATTTTGTTTTTTAATCCGACGTTTGAATTACAAAACAAAACAGAGTCAAAGAGAGAAGTCAGTACAACTGCGGGTTTCATAGAAGATACGGAGGATGCATTCATCATTCCAATGTATCCTTCACAACTATTGAAGCGAGACGCTATGGGAAAATTAAAGCCTATTTATGGGGATACGGGGACATTCGTTGCATATTCGACCATACCTGATGAGCATTGGATGAGTGGGTTCCCACACGAGGATACCGGATTCAAGATCGAAGAATCGGCTACAGAAAAACTCGAACGTCGAGTTGCCGACCGCGAAAAACAAATCGAGTTACACACTAAGCGTATCGAAGAATCACGGGCTGCATAGTCTTACCCATGAAAAATCCAAGAAGGAATACTGCGAATGCGATAATCCAGGTAGATTTATCAACCTTTTCGAAAAGATCAAACTTGTCATTTTGAGGTATAGGTGGTGGCATTGGAGGCTGCATAGGATAGTCCATGTAAAATGGCTGTTCCTCCTGTTCAGGCTCTTCATTCTTCTCCATATTTAAAGGATCCATATTGGGGTTATATTCAATGGGATTGCCTATGTCTGTCTCCATTTTCTAATATATTCGTCGTTTTTTTTAAGCGTCTTCTGACTCACTTTCACTGGCATCATCTACCACAAAATCTTTGAGATTTCCATTCTCATCCGCATCACTATCATATTCATCTTCACTCTCATCAGAGTAACACTCATCTTCTGTGTCAATGTCCGAACCAATATCTGAATCGTGCTCGTCCGAACCATAATCATCTACGAGATCTTCCTCCGTGGGCTGAAAAAGCTCGGGTTTCTTTATCTTACGTCCTGAACGGGTAATCATTTTAGGTTTTATAGGATATTACTGTTTAAGTACCTTTAAAACGTTTGAAGTCAAACAGTGTTTTCTCGCTTTATTCTTCTTACAAAGGGGACATTTTTGTATGATTTCCTTACCCTTGATAAAATATGACATGGTCACATTGTCGTGAGGCCCTTTGATCGTTTCACAGAAATTAGAGTTTGTGAGAACCAAAAAGTTTGTTCGATCCTTCTTGACGTTTAAAACCTGTAAGTCACCTGGGGCGTTCATATGCTTCCTGATGAAAACTTCCAGAGGTTCCTTCACGTCACCAGATTTAACCTCGGGTTTCTCGATTCTTTTCTTGATAACTGGACACTTTGCAACATCTTCTTTTTTGGGATATAGACGTTCGATGATCTGGTGTGTCAGTTGGTGTCTTCGACCACAGAAGTCTTTACAAAATCCATCACGTCTTCCTCTCAGTGTTTCACAGAGACAGAAACATTTCTGGAGAATTGTTTTTCCACTGATGATGAACCACACATGGTTCGAACCGTGTTCTCTTTTGAGATTTTCACAATATTTGGATGTTGTCTGAACGAGATAAGTATCTTTCTTCTTGAATATTTTGGGTACATACGCATTGGATTGACCCTCCATGTTGGATCTGATGAATTCTTCAATTTTGTCTTTCAGTTCATCATCATAAACTTCATCTTTTGTCTGTGCTTCAGTGAAAGAACCCTCCTTAATGACAGTAGATGGTGGTTCCACGTGGGTTGTCTGAGGTTCACTCGTGCGTACGACAGCCATCTTAAGAACATCGAGCGTTGGTTCTTGACCAATTTGCAAAATCGTGCTAAGAGGTCCATGTCGATAAACAAAGACTGGTAGATAAGCAAGTTGATCAACCTTTCCCTTTTCACACCCTGAACACCCCTGTCCATCACAAATGTCATGTTTAGCCTTCTTGTACGACCAAGGCATACGAAATCCACTACCCTTCGTCTTTCTAGCAACATTTCCATATACAGCTGCATCTATGATGTCATTCCAATCGACATTCTTTTTAGCCTTGGAGAGGGCTACCAAAATGTGTTCCCTGAGTGCAATCGCTGAGGATTGATCAACGACAAAGCCTGGCCAATTCAGATGGACACCAGTCTTTGTGAGCTCACCACATTTCTTGGGTGGCGAAACAGAGATGAGACAATCACGACCTCCGTGTCTTTTCACCTTATCACATATAACTTTACAGATGTCCTTGATTTCATCGAGATCGAGAGAACTTTCATCCTTGTAATCGATATCGACAAAAAAGTTATATTTCTCACTCTTTTGCTCCACGACATAAAGTCTCTCACCTCTCTTCACAGCATCTACGTATTTTTCGTGAAATTCGTTCAATTTATCAAATGGCACGGATAGGACACCACCGTCCATGAGCACATGTGATAGATTGGTTGCATTGTTAAATCTTTGAGCTGCACACCAACTCTTAAACATACTTATAATACAATTCTAATCTCTAAACCATCTCATACAAGAAACATCTGGATACTCTTTTCCCTGGGATAGTTCCTTCTTAATAGTTAAAAGCTCATACACCGTCTTGGTTTCATTCTCCTTGACCCACGCGGTCACCTCCTCTTCACAATACCCCCTGTTCTTCTCTAAGAGCTGACCGATCTGCATTAAAATGTAAGCCTTCGACTTCATTATTTTATAGAAAATGTTTTTCTATTCAAAGAAGTTATACACGAATAAAACTGTGGATTTTTTATGACATTATCTATGATGAGTTTCCAACGCTTACGTGAGTTAAATTCCTCAAGTGTGTCATAACTCATGTAATCATTCTCATCATATGTCTTTCGAATGGGTTGTTTCAAAATTTTTTTCATATTCGTCTTGTGCTTCTCCTCGTAAAATTTACGAACCTGTGCCTGTTGCTCAGATCTCGTGAAATCCACGAAGAATATAAAGACGTTGTATTCAAGATCCACTGTGGGACTTTCCTTCACCGTAAATTTGAATTCGGTATATTCGCCATTCTTAAGGGAAACCACACCCCGCGTCTCTTCCTCAAGCTCCCTGAGGGCACATCGGAGAGGATTGAAGATTTCTCGTCGCCTGCAACCACCGGTGACAAAAATCCAATCCTTAAATCTCCAATCCCTCACGGTGAGGAAGCGTGGTTTCCCGTCAGCGAAGCTAACCGGGATCGCTATTGCCTTGTATTTTTTCATTGCGCATTCGCAAGTTACAATATGGTGATATGTTTATTCCTCAGATTTATCCTCCTCTTCGGGCTTCTTCTCCTTCTTCTCAGGTTCGGGTTCGGGTGTGGGCTCAGAGGCACCTAGACGCTTGACGACCTGAGCTGAAAAGTTCTTGAAAGAATTCATCTCCTCTTTCGTCTTATTGAGCTCCTTGAAAAGGAAGATGATACCGATGGCACACACGATGGTGGCGATCATCATGAGAGTGTCTCGATTCACGGGAATCATATACAGTTGTATGTCTTTTTCTTTTTAAGCAATTGCACCCATGTTAGTTCTTCCTGGGGGAGGACATTCATAAGGCGACTGGGCAAATTGGACGGCTTCGTAATGCGCGGGTTCACACGATTTGTCTGTGGGAGGTGTAGGCTGACCGACAAACTTTTCGAGTGTCCTGGACTTAGGATCGTACGTCAATACAAAAACGATGGCTAAAAGGAAGACAACCTTCCAGATCATTTATTAATTACGGAGAGATTAGTTGGAGTAAAGGAGACCACCCATACCGTTCTCGATGCGAAGAACGTTGTAGTTCACAGCGTAGATGTCCTTGTCGGAGTTGGCGGTATCGTTAATGATACGAGCCGAGTCAAGGCGGGAGAAGTTGAGAGAACCGGTGGGCTGGAGCTTACCCGAGTCAAGGCAGAAAGGGTAGAAGAAAAGCTTCGTGGCAGGGGTAGAGTTACCATTAGAAGTGTGGTAGTAGAGAGGGACGGAAGTGAAGTTGGGATCAGCAAACTTGTAGTCCGCAACGTCGGTACCATTGATCTGGAGCTTAAGCTTGTTACCCGCGGTGCTCACCATGGTGACACCTGAAGCGTCACCGGCAGCGAGGTACTTGACGGGGTGGTTGAAGTTGAGCTCCTGAATCTTAGCACCAGAGGCGACCGCCTTCTGAACCTGAGTCATGATCATACTCTGGGGAGAAGCGGCGAACATCTCACGCTCCTGAGTGTCGAGGTACGCATAGTTGGCGTAGACCTCCCACTTGCTCGCAGCAGCCTCGGTACCCCAAGTGATGCGAAGCTCGACATCGTGGTACTGGAGGGAGATGAGAGGGAGAGCAGATTGCCAGTTCTCACAGAAGGAGAAGCGGAGGGGGTAGAACTTCGTGGAGCTGCTGCCATCATAGAGACCGGCGGCAACAGACTTGGAGGAGGAATAGGCGGAGAGGGAGGGAGCGATGAGAGTGGAATAGGTAGAATCCTGATCATCAATCACCTGACCACCGACGAGAAGCTCAACCTTGGAGATGACGGTAGTCCAATCGGTGAAAGCATTGGCAGCGGAACCATCACCCTTGATGGGCATGAGATACACATAGCCGAGCATGTCACCCTTGCGCTCGAAGCGGATGGTGGACATGCCGTTGTTCGAGACGTTGCCTTGAATGACCTGACGCTCGACAGTTTGGGAGAAGTTTGTATGACGCTTGTATGTAGAACGGAAAAAGCTGACTTCGGGCTGACCGACGAGGTGCACATCCTGAGCACCAACGGCAACGAGTTGGGCGATACCACCAGACATTTTATATTATAGTGAGAGTTTATTTTTAAGCTTCGAAGTCCATAGGACTTTAAGGTTAGATACGGACTTCGATCGGGATGGAAACCTTAGAAACTCTGAGACAGTTTGTAAAGTTTGGGAGTACGAGGGACTAAGCACTCTCCTGAAAAGGTTTGGACGTTCGTCGCTGCCATTTATAGTATCTTAAAAATTTAATAACCCGTAGATGTCCCATCAATAGTAGAAACTGCAGCCCTCGCACCACCAACCTCATAGAAAATCTATTGATATAACAGTAAGTATGTCATATTATTCTCACGTTTGGGCAGTGATACATGGATCGGCTCTCAGATACGTGAAGGGTGTGAGTGGTGAAATGCAATATGAAAGATTTTACACCAGTTTAGCTCATACATTGGAATGTCCGGTGTGTATCGGACATTATATAAAGTTTATACACAAACACCCACCAGATTTTTCCGATTTATTTGGTTGGACTGTAAAACTTCACAATAGTGTTAACGAAAGAATCGGTAAGCCTATACTCACGAGAGAAGAAGCTTTTGAGATTTGGTCGAAAGAATAAAGTCAGAAAGAAAATATGTTGGTATTTTATAATGCCTATCTCACCATCCGATTTGTCAGGGCTTGTTGGGTGGTATGCACCTGACTCAATAGCCACAGATGGGGGTCCTACTTATGCTCATACATGGTATGATAAATCTGGTCAGGGAAATGACGCGACTACGTCAAGAGGATCACCAAACTATTCAGATCCGAATCTTGGTGTTAAGTTAAATGAAACTTTTGTGGTGAATTATACTAATTTCACTAACATACCCACTAGTGCCAGTGTATCAGGTTGGCACAGTTACTTTTTTGGTGAATTCAACCTACCAGATACATTCGATCAAAATACCTTTTCCGTGACAATCACTATAAATGCAACTGGTAATGAACAAACACCAACCGCCGAATATTCAAGTATTAACATTCGAAAAGTTGGAGGCGGAGCAACTATGAGTTTTAATACAAATCCTCAAAATCATTCTTCGACTGTGAGTGGTTCTTATCCAACTATATATTACACTAATACTCAAATCACGAGTTCTACCGTGACTAATGGACCTTTTGTGGCAAATGACAGAGTCGAAGTTTATCTCACTATCTTTAGACGATGGTATTCAGTTTATAATCTAGACGTGTCAATTAGCTATACGGGTATCTCAGCTGGTTTAAATGGACATAAATTTGTGTATGGGTCAACCTACGATGGATATAGTTTTCCAAGTACCCTGATGAATGATACAAGTGGTGATTATACACTATTTCATGTAGCGAAATATTATAATCCTAATGGATTAACTACACGAAAACGCATATTTGATGGGGGTGGAAATATAAATTGGTTATCTGGATTTCATAGTGGTAATACAGGTGTTGCTTATCACAATGGTTGGTTAACGAACACTCGATCAGATTTACATGGAGATGACTGGTTTGTGTCGACAGATCAAAATGCGCTATACAGGTCTAATACAGTAAAAAGAAATGATAGTTCTGGTGGTAGTGCTAGTTCTATTTTGACTATCAATGCTGGTTATTTTACAGGCGAAAGATCGGATTGGGCCGTCGCAGAGGTTATAGTTTATGATCGTTTATTAAGTCCAAGCGAATATTTCGATATAGAAGAATATTTGTATGTAAAATATGGGTTTTTTGATGATTATAATGGGGATGTAGTTATTAAACCTTTACCCAGTGTGCCCACGATGCCGGCTTTACCGGGTGCAGGTTCTCCTATGTCAGCCAGTCAAATTCGAGACATGTTTCAGGATGGCGAAGGATCACTCAGTTTTTCAAATTGTTATGCAGATAAAGTAAAAAAATATTATGGATACTATCAAAACATTCCGCATTACATAGTTCCAAAATCGTCACATACACCAAATGTACCAGAATATAATGGTTTAAATCCAATACGTTTTAGCAATTTTAGAGACTCGAGAAAGGAATTTAGGATCCAAGTAGATAATTATGAGCACCAACTGGATGTATCGTCGAAAATGAATCTGTATTTTGCATTTAATACTACTAATTATACTTATGGCATACCAATTAGACATTCCGGTGTCCCGTTAAAAATTCTCATAAAACCCAATGCCAATGTATATAGTACTTCTATAGATACCCCTGCTCTTACCCTGAGTAATGATTTACCATCAAACGTTGCCACAGTAACCATTGAAAATTATGGTAAAATATACGGACAGGGTCTAAGTACAACAGAAGCTAGTAATGGTAAGAAAGCTGGTAAAGCGATGGTATTAGGATGGAAACGTCCCACCTATATCCTAAATTATGGTGAAATTAAAAGTGGGGGTGGTACAGGTGGTGCAGGTGGTGCAGGTGGTGCAGGTGGCGGCGGTTTAAGTGGTGAGAGAGGTGCAGGTGGTTTTAATGGGGTTAGTTCATATCTGGCTTATTATTATGTATATTATCCATACTTTCGGTACGTGTATTATGTACAATATTATACT